AGAATACTGAGGACTTAATGCATTACCATATTGGTCGAATAATATACGACCTGTGTTATCTTGTAAGTATGCCTTAGATGAAAGCGTTTGAATATTCTCAGATAATGGACGTAACCATCCATCTTTGTACAATGAAACACGAACCCAATTCACATAATCAGAAGGTAATATGTATCTCAACATATCAGGAACCGTAAGCTCCAATACTTTAATCTCTTTAAATGCATCGTAATTTAATTCCTGAATAGCACGCTTCGCGTGAAATAATACCTTATAACGCTCTTCATTATTAACTAATGAGTGGTTTCCTGAGTACATCAATAAGAAGTTATTTACAATGTCTTGTAAGCTAACATACTGATACGACCCCCAATTGGTATCTTCAGGCGTTACTCCTCCATTCTCGTAGTATTGATACTGTGATATATATGCCATATCTTATTTTTTATGGGTTATTTTCTTGTTGCTCCTTAGTCATACTAAATTGTGTAACCTGTGTTTCACGAATAGATATACCACAATATTGAAGAATCCTTGTAACTAATTTATATTCATCTTCAAGAGGCAGCTCAAAATCTTGGTAATCATTTTGTGATTGGTCAAATATAGGCTCACCATTACTAAGTGTTATGTATGTCCATTTAGGAACCTTAGGGAATCTAAAGTAAGTAGCTTGAACTTGACCCTTATTGCTTATTGTAGCAGGATAGATAGTTAAATCAGTGCCCTGTACAGTATATGAAGGATATTGAATTGTAGGCGGAGTTAAGTTAGAATTATTAAGAAGTGTCATATTTGAATTAATAACCTTCTCTGCTTGTACAACAGTTGCAGACGAGAATATGCTATAAGCATTTCCTGATGCTAAAAATATGTTTGAATCCAACTGAATTGCTGTATTACTCAATACTGACACAACTGTAGATACTAACCCTGTTGTAAGGTTTGTAACAACATCTCCTGCTGACAAATCATTAGTAGTAAAAGTTGCAGTACTATCAACTAATTGACTACTTACAACTGATGTATTAGTGCCCGTCTTTAAACTTATAGGTTTACACTCAACATCTAATATCATATACGAATAATACCCCGTTGTAGTAGGAGTAGGAACCGAGAATCTATTAGCCGAAACTTTAGATAAATAGTCTTTTCTTAAAAAAGATTCTAATGTCTCAGCAATTGGCTGTTCCATATCGGCATAATTAACACCTGCGGTACGAGCATTTTCTAAATTTATAACAGCATTATAACTGCTAAAATACTCCTCAAAGATTTCCATTTGCGCATTCTGAGCATACAAATTAAAATCAGAAGGAGAGATGTATCCGTAGTTATTCTTATTCAGTACAGACAACACCGTATTTCTTACTGAGTTTATCATTAGTTCTTTTTTACAAATATACATAAAAAAAAAGAGGGTACAATAAGTACCCCCTCCTAACCAATAATCAATAATCAAAACCTATTATGCCAAAGTCGCTTCTAACATTTTTAAGGAGTCAATACCTTCATCACTTTGTAAGAAGTGCGCTACCATCTCATAAGGGTCTTCCCCGAATGGAACAGATAACATCTTCTTTTTGTTAGTAGAAGTATTAAACCATACCTCTTTCTCGCCATTCCTTAATACCAATAACTTGTTTTGAAAGAATAAACGAATCTTAGCCTGAAACTTTAATTCAGGGTCGTTTAATATATTTAAGAACTCTTTAGGGTCTCTTTTAGCAAATACCAAGATGTCACGCTTTAACTCAGCAGTAGACACGGTAGATGGGTCTTTTCCAAACATCACTCTTGTTAGAGTTTCAATTTGGTCAAGTGATAACTGACGAGCTTCAATTAAAGCCTCAACTTCTAAGTTTAAGTCTTCTACCTCAGCAGCAGCATCTTTTTCTTTGTCTACTTCAACAAATATACTACCATTTAATGGATGGTAATGTAAAAATTGTTGTAATACAGGGTTTGTTCTTGGAACTCTTAAAAAGCCATCTTCAAATATGATTGGCTCTATGATTGCATTTCCGTCTTGTTCGTCCTCAAATGGGGACTGTTGATTCGTTGAATACCTCAATGCACGATTAACATTGTTCTTCTCATCATACCACATTAGTGGGAATCGAGGGTGGTTTCTTGACGCTAACGTATATGATAGCGGATTTCCTATTTTCAACTTGTAGACTTTGTCCACAGGTGTTGTACCTTTTGCCATTTTGTATTTAATTTAATTAGATTTAAAAAAGGGAGAGTGTCTTTGAAGACACCCTCCCGGTATATTTACTACCTACTATCCATAACGGAATAATACGAAGTTGTTTGCACCCAAAGTACAAACGCAACGCTCAGATAAGAAGTTTACCTCCATTGCATCCAAGTCGCTTGTGGCAGCACCACCGGCAGAACCTGTAATCCAAGTCTTGTATCTTCTATCTTCTGCTTCAGAAGCACGGTATCTTACGTGTAAGAAAGGACGCTTAGCGTTCTTACCCATAATTTGGTCGTACACTGAAGTTGAACCTGCAGGAACCATCAAACCTGTGATAGTACCTGTTGCAGTTGCGATAGTGTTATTTAAACCACCACGCATTGTTGGGTCATTTAAGTATTTCCAATCAGACTTGTAGAAGTCATAACCTCTACGGAATCCTGTGAAACCTAAGTTTAACGCCATATCAACATCGTTATCGAAAAGACCGAATGAAGCTGATTGAGCAACACCACCTGAAGTGTAGCCGTTCAATGTAGCTAACATATTGTCAATATCGAAACTTAATCCACGATTTACGAATACAACGTTCTCTTCGATAGCACCTTGCTTATCTAAACGAGAAACGATTGAATCCCAATCAGATAAAGTTGTTGGAGTACCACCACCCCAAACGTTACCACGGCTGTTTACTACGTAGAAGATACCCTCAGAACCAATGTATCCTGCAGTTGCAGCACCTGAAGAAGATGCAGCAGGAACTGCTTCAATCATTGAAGTCTCTAAGTAATCTTCAAAACGTAAACGAGTCTCGTGCTCTGATTTCAAATACCAAAGGTATCCTGTAGCACCATTCTCTGTAGTTACTTCTACCCAACCGATTTGAGCCATATCAGAACCGTTAACCGCATACTTATCTTTGATGATAATAGGGTTGTTAGAGTAGATGCTATCTTCAGATTCTAAAGAACCAACCATTCCGTTAGTACCTTTCTTAAACTCAGAACCGTAAATGAATACAGTACATTGAGTAGAAACTGCGAATGCTTGACCTGCAGTCTCATAGTAAGCTACTGTGAAAGTAGTTGCTGAAGGAACTGCTGTAACGATTGCTTTGTTGAAAACACCTGAAGTGTTATTCTGAATCATAACAGTTTGTCCAACACGGATAGCGATATAAGTTACACCACTATCAGCTACAGTGAAAGTCGCGGTTGCCGCGCCTGCTGCTGCTGCTGAAGTAATATTAGTGTACTTAATGTGTAAACGTCCTTGTTCTGCCCATTTAACTTGGTCTGAATTAGACGGCATCTCTGCTCCTACCATACGTAAGAAAGATGCAATTGTTCTATTACCATAACGCTCAAATTCCTTCTCATAAGTATCAGGAAGATACTGATTCAAGAAATTAAAGTTGGTAATGTAGTTAGTTTGTAAGGCTACCTGCTCAGCACTCGGCTGTAACGCAAAGGTAGGGTTACTTAATAATGTACCTGCCATTTTACTTAATTTTTAATGTTTATATTTTTTTTATGCTGCGAATTTTCAGGTTTCGTCCTGAATCAGGGTTTATCGCTTTCACCTGCATTCCATCAGTGCCTTTCCCTACTTCAGGAGCTTTACGCTCAGACATATTGATGTTCTTGATTTTACGAGTAACATCATCTGTTGCGTCAGCTAATCCTTGTTCGTAGAAGTACTTAGCGAACTTGTCAGGATGCATTGCTATTGCCAAAGACCTGTGATAACCTGATGCGTCTTTCATCAAACCTTGCTCATCTAAGAACTTATTAATAAAGTTCTGTGGTGTAGCTTGATTCTTTTTCAACTCATTAGCGTCTCCCGGAGCAAACGTGAACTTCTTGTCATTAACACTGAACTCAAAACCTTTGAACTCTCCGTTAAAAACATCGTTCGTCTTTTGGTCAAACCATTGACGCTTACGATTGTTCTCCTCTTCTATGGTCTTTGCCTGTTGGGTATATTGCTTATAGCTTTCGTACACTTCTTTTTCATCATCCGGAACGAATCCCATTCTTGACTCAAGCGGCATTTTATATTGTTCCTTCTGAGAATTAAAGTATTTCTTGGCTTCAGCAAGAACTTTCTTTTTTGCGATTTTCGCCTTTTTAACGGTTGACTCATCGTCTAACTCAACGTCAAACTTGTACTCATCCATTAACGTCTCGATGTCATCACTATCAAGACCTTCCTGTGTGGAAGCAAGGTATTCTTTAAGGAGTTGGTCAGGGTCCATTGCTTCAAAATCCTTTCCCAATTTGACAAAGTCTTCAAAACCACGTCCTGTCTCCTTTTTATATTTCATAAAAGCAGCTACATCTTCAGGTAATTGCTCAGCTTCTTTACGCTCAGCTACTAATTCATCCAATGAATTAATCTGCTTGTTGTATCTTTTACCGATATATGAAAGAACATCTTCATCTTTTAATTCAGCCTCGTTTTGTTGTGGCTCCGGTTCATTTGTTTCCGGTTCAACTTCTTGATTTAACGACTCTTCGTGTTTCTCAAGTAATTGTTGTTCCACTTCTTGAACACTCTTTGGTTCAATTACGTCTAACGCTCTAACTTTTAATTCCATTTGATTTGATTTAATTTATACAAAAATAGATAAAAATTTCGACATTTTATCGAGGTTCAAATTCCGCTAAGTCAAATCCATCTAAGCTATCCTCGTTTGATTCAAAACTCATAGGAGGTAAATTGTTCTTTCTTTGATTAATTAACTTAGATTGCTCGGTGTTTTGTTGACTAATTCTTTGCGCTTTTGAATCCTCTTTCATCTTGTCTCTATCATTAATTTCTTTTGACTCAAGTCCTCTAAGTTGCATATTATAGTCAAACTCTTCTCTCATTAACTGAGATTTTAACTTGGCTTCAGCTTCTGTTCTTTGAATATCAAAGGCAACTTCAGCTTGCTTAATCTGCATCTTAGAATTAGTTTCCATTTGAATTTTTTGCATTGCAACCTGACCCGCTAATTCCTGAGACTTTAATTGTTGCTGAGAAATCATTGCTTGCTGTTGCATTTGCATTTTCTCTTGACGCTCTTGCGTCTTGATACGCTTCATCTTTAATAACTGATTAGCAAGTTTGATATTGCGAATCTCACGTATATCAATTGCATCCTCAAGATTAATGTCGCCTTTAGATAATGCCATTTGGATATTAGCTTCAAGCTGTGCCTTTTGCTCTTCATCAGGAGAAATCTCAATAAAAATACCAAAGTCATAGATATAAAGCTCCTTAATATCATTTAAGATAGATACGTTGTACTTTCCGATTTGATTAGCAAACTCTTCTTTAAAGTCAGAGTATTGAAGAATGTCACCTACTCTGTAGGTTAATGCTTCAGCTAATGAACGATAGATATACAAAGAACCATCAAGGATATGTCTTGTTGCTGTATTTGAGTTTAACGCAGCCAATTTCTGTAACCCAACCAATGAGTTAGGGTCAGGGTTTGAACCATCTCTTGCCTCGTTAAGACCGGTCACAGACCTAATCATATCGATATAGTGATTCATATTGGTGATAAGCATTTGCGTCTTAGCCGCACCCGAGCTTGAGTTAAGCTGAGTGATAGGCACTCTTGCATTGTTAAACTCACCATCTTGAGTATAGCTTCTACCAATAACACTACCTGTTTGGAAGTATAATCTTAAAGCATCCTCAGGATTGTATGCATTTCCTGTACCTAAGTCAATCTCGTTTAATCCATCAGCATCAATAAAGACACCATCAGGTACAGTACGAGCAATAACTTGTTGTAATTTTAAATGCGTGATTTGAATCAAATCAGCAAATGGTATCATTCTTCTACATAATGACTCAATAACGCCCTTATACATACGAGGTGCACAAGCAACGTAGTTTGGTAAAGCGTGTTGAGAA